ATCCTCAAAGCCATAACATACAATTGCTTGATAGCCCATAAGTATTGCCGCACCAATGAATTTTTTTTGATCATCCGATACTCTACCATCTTGTGATTTCATTTCGATCCATAGCCCATGCCATCCGTTTATAGGGATCATTAAAAATAGATCTGGGATTCCAGCCATACCGCCTTCATCTCGAATTTTGATTGCAGTGCCAATATGCCTAACTCCGCCATTTGGTATGGCAAACAAGTAATTGGCATATTGACTATATTGCAACCGAAACCAGCGCACCAAAATCTTTTGCTCTTGATGTTCGCTAAGTTTCATAATTAAAATGGAATGTCATCTTTCATATCATCAAAACTTACCTCTGGCTCTTTAGCTTGCGCCACATTGCCATCTTTTGCCATAGGCAATCTCATGTGAATCCAGCCATCAAAATTAATTGGTAATGACTCGATCAATAGTGAAGTTCCACCTTTTTTGTTATCCATGGCAACACCAACCTTTTGAAATCGAGTTTTGGTTTGACCATCTTTAGTTTTATACTCACCTGTTACTGCTATTAATTCATGTGTTACAGCCATAATTTTTCCTTTATTTAATTTCCAATCGTTCCGCTTGCTCAAGATGAGCGCCATTTACTACATTGCCAGACTTTAACTGTTCCGCTATCACTCTTTTATCTGGATAAGGTGCAGGTGGATCTGGAAATACATAAAACTCATTTGGAATAGCCCCAGCATCATCAATAACAACGCTAGGTGGATTTTTCCTAAGAGTTAAGGCAAAGTATGGGCACTCAATTTTGGTGATCCCACAGCGTTGCATATTCTCTTTTATATACAACTTCATTGCCTCTGTTTTGTTTTCTATTGTTTTGCGTCTTTCAGCCATCTCTTTTTCTGCCTGCTTGATTGCCTCGGCAGTAACTTCGAGATTGCGGATAACGCAAGCTATGCTGTTTGCTTTAGCATTTAAATCACCAGACAGCCCCTCTAAGGTATCGGCAATAGTTTGCTCATCATAATCAGACTCATCTAATTTAATCTGGGCTAAACGATATTCGTTAGTTAATTCATATAATGAAGCCATTATTTGATCCTCGGCATGGGGCGTGATAATAAATACTTATGCCCCATAGTTTTAATTAATTCGGCAACTTTAGCTTCACGATTTTTTACAGCATCAAAGTCTGTTTTGATAACACCGTAAAGGCTATCGATAGTACCGCCATTATTGGATAATATATTTAGCAACATGGCAGGTTTCCTCGAATTGGTTTTTGACATCCACATAGGTAGTTTCAATTTTCACCCCTTTTTTGCGTAATTTATAAACACAATCAGACAATCGGTAGATACCTAATTCACTCCAAGCAACTAATGGGGTTATTGATCCAAAACGATTAAGATGTGCGTGTAATCTTTCATACTGTTTCATATTATTTGCCCTCACTTAAAGTGGCTTTTAACTGCTCATAAGCTTTTTTAATTTCAGCTTGCAAGGCAGGATCTTTAACTAAACTTTTCCATGCGGCACTAAATGAATCTTTTAACTCATCTAAGGTTTTTGCTTGTTTCATTCCATTGATCATAGGGGCTATATCAATTTCGATAGTAGGCAGATCCTCACCAGCATAAATATATAAGCCAATACCAAAACACGCTATGCACTTAGCAAGACAACGCATGGTTGCGTCTGATATTTTGCGAGTATCTGGATTGACTATTGCATTATTGCGGTTATCCATTACAGGTAATTGCATCCGCATTGTTTTACCCATAGCCGTAACATTACAAAACACCATGACTGTATCGTTATAAGTTTTTGGCTCTGGAAATTCCCATACCGCCATTGGATCATTTTGCAATAAGGTATCTACTGCCCATGTCCATGATAGATAAGTAAGTTGACCTTTTTTCTCGGTAAACTCATTGACATTGATTTCGCGTAATTCTTTAAAAGATTTCATTTTTTTGCCCTCGGTTAAAGTTTCCAAATATTCCTGCTCTTTCGTTACTGTTTCATAAAACTGTTGTTGGCTCACTATTCATCCCATCCTAATAATTTTGCCAAACTTTCAGCCACTACAAGTAATCCAACAAACCCAGTTAAGCCAATTAAAAGAATTAATAAGTTATCCATTTTATTCCCCTATAATTTCCCATCTATCGATCTGATAGCCACTGTTATTGACTACCTCAAAGTTTACTGCTTGGTTATCCGCTTGATTGAACGCATCATCCTCATCCTCTGCATCTACCTCAACGGTATAATAAACAATCTCACTTGCATAAATTTTGTATCTCATTTAATCCCTCTCGATCTGAATAATCATATCGGTGATGTAATCAATACACCGATCAGCTAAAATCTCTTGAATGTCTTGAGTATCGCCAGCAACTTCTATGGCTTGAATTTCGACCTCATACTCGGTTGGTGAATCACCAACTCCATACGGATCTCTTGTGATAGTGCAGTCATAGTAAACATCTAAATCTACGCCGCACACTTGAATAGTTTGTAATCCCATATCGTTTCCTTTTCGTTTCAATAGCAAATTGCTATACCTACACATTATAGAATAATTATTATGCTGTCAACCGTTTCACATCAACAATTAAGTAAATAGATGAGTTCACGCAACTTTTATATTCTTTGCCAAGTTTGAATGGCACATTGGTAATTTCAGTAACTTGCTGACCTTTAAGAATCCCAGCAATAAAACTTTTAGTAACTTGATAACGCATAATCGTTTCCTTTCGTTTCAATAGGGGCTTGCGCCCCTGTGAGTTTAGTAATTTACAACTTGACCAGTAAACACATCTACAACTGTTTCGCCAGCAAAGGCATTTTGCATCTCTGCTCTTTCCTCTGCGGAATAACCGTATTTTTGACGGTTAGCTATGTATTGTATTAAAAATTCCTCATCCTCAATTTTACGAGCAGACATTGAGCGTAATACTTGCTCTTGACAAATTAAGTCTGCTAACAAAAATTCAGTCAAAATATCGTTTGGTGGTACTGAATCGTTTGATTTCCAACGAACTACATCATTGTTATCTACATAAAATTCGTTTGCGTATTTGTGTGTCATTTTTAAGTTTCCTTTAAGTTTCCGTTTGTGTGTTGCCGAACCACAACTGAATAATATATAAATTTTATAGGTAATGCAAGCACTTTTTACAAAATAATTAAAAATAATTTTTAGGCAAAAAAAATCCCACCGAAGTGGGAATGTTTAAACAAATGTTTAGACTATTTGTTCATTACATACATTGTAACTTCAAAACCGAAACGCATTTCTGTAACTGCTGGTGATGTCCACATGATATTAGTCCTTAATCTGCACTAAGCAAAATTGCTTGTATGTAATATTCTGCTTTTTATTCAATGCTAGATATACGGATAATCATTATTTAAGCATATCAGAGTTAATAGTTAATCGACTGACCTCGCCAAACTCTTTGTGGTAGGTTATGACTTTGGCATCTCGACCAGTGATCCATCCACCTCTAGCGGCATAAGCATCAGCAGGGGCTAGTGTCCTATGCTGTTCGACTATCATAAGGTTATTCTCTTTAACATCCAGATGGTGCAGATGACCAGTATGAGCAAATGCGTGTTTAGTGCGCCCATATATCTCTCTAAATTGAGCCGCAAATACTTCACTCACATTAGTTACTCTGCGTTTATGCCCATGATGAAAAAACAATGCAGTAGAGCCAAACTCATAGACATTATATGGTGATGGCGATTTGTCGACAGTAATCCTAGGTTCATTCTCATATAACACGCTAAACCACTCACGCAACCAAATCTGGCTCACTGGATCATGGTTAGCATCTGCCATAATGATATGCACTTTCTGGTGCTTTTGTAGCAACATATCGATCACAGTCCGCAACACTCTGATCGCTGATCTAACTACCTTTGCAAATCGAGTATCAACGTCTAGCAGATGTTTTGAGGCTGGCGTTACCGCATCCATACCATCAAAGTGTAAAAAGTCTGACATCTGGGCAAATACAGCAGTATCGGCATCTGGTGATTGCACAATGGCTTGAGCAAACCACTTGACTATTAATTCCTCTGCCAGTTTAAGATCCCAATCATCG